ACGTTCGAGTTACCAAGTAAGATTAGATCAGCATCAAGCCTTTCCGCGCTTATTGTATAACCTTGATCAATGTCAAAAGTGTTAGAATCACCTGTAACTGCAAAGTTATAATTAGAATCATCAGAGCTACCAACGTATCCAATATTCCAATCTACTTCATTAGAATCTCCAACAAGATTAAATGTAAGATCTGAATTATCCATTTCAATTGGCCCAAAAATTAAATTTTCATTACCTATCATGTCTAGGTTAAATGTCAGACCTGATCCGTCTATTGTCATATTTGCAGCCGTACCAGAAAAGTCATTTAGTCCTATTTTGTTACCATAACCTACTTGATCNNTATAATGTTAAAGTGTCACCTGTTTGCTCGATCATAATTTCATTATCGTCTGTTGCTTGTGCGAAAACTGAACTTGATGTAAATAAGAATAGCAAACCAGCTATACTAAATAATTTATTCATTTTTGTTTTCCTCTTTTAGTGAGTGCCTTGCATTCGCTCCATTATGTTGATGCGGATGTCTATGGCCCTCGGTTATATCCCAGAATTTACGGTCATGGCCCTGGTAAATTAATTCAAGCACGGCAGCTTCAATTGCTGCACGTACCGCGTATGTCACTGACTCATTATTTCCCACTCCGTCCTCGTACTCGACAAGTTGAGTTCCTTGTTCAATAAATCTAAACAAGTCTCCTCCACTGCCGTAAGAAAGCACCGACTTCTTAGACTGGACGTTTAATAATACTTCACCTGTTAGCACAGATACTGCTCTCACAGATACTGTAACTACATCTTTACGATACATTTTACTGAAACCAACACCAAGAGTTCTTGCTCCTCGGCCGCCAGTTTCCATATTTGCATCGTAACCAATTATTCCACCCTCTATAATCATTCCTGCGAATAAGAGTGGACCAACACCTTTAGGGTCTTCACCTGCTGCTCTCGCAACATCTTGTCGTGTCGACCTTACTATTTGTCTTTCTCTTACAAGGTGATCAATACCTTGTCTTTCTACTACTCTAAACCAGGTTCCTCCACCTGCTGTTTTGAGAGCATCTATTAATAATTCTGTTCCGCCTTGTGTTACTGCAGTAGAAAACGATGCTATATTATCTACTGATTTTCTTTGTCCTGTTTTATCTTCAAAACCATATACTGCTACAACAGGTCTTTCTTTAGCAGGTGGTAAATTTAGTAAATCTACATATGCTGGTAGTCTAACTGCTGTTGGTTCATCAACACAGATATACTTTCTTGCCATGACTTTCTGGACACCCATTTGTAAGTGTCTATCAAATCCTTCATCATATTTACCCGCAAGATCATTACAATCTTGTGGATTCGGACTCCACTGTGGAACCGAAGCACAGCCGGTTAAAAGTAGCAATGCAAGTAAATACTTAGCCATCTGAGTCTTGACCAAAGTTACCAGTTCCAACTGGTATTTCAATTATTGTTTCTGTTCCATCAGAGTCTACAATTGTCATTTTAATATACTCTGATCCATCCTCATTAGTTATAACTTCATATGTTACTACGTTACCTTCTAATGTAAACGAACCAAATCTTACTGAACCATCGTTACTAAACATAGATTCAACTAATTGTTTTGACATCTGAGCGTAAATTCTACTTTCTAAGTTACGAATAAATTTAGCCATTGTAGTATTATTTGCTTCTCTTTCAGCAGCTTTTCTTGCTGCTTCCAAAGCATCTTCAATAGCCTTCTTACGCGTATGTTCAATATTATCAATAGTTAAATAATGTGCGCCAGTTCCTTGTCCGCTAAATGATGGATTTTTAAATCCAAATTTTATTTCGTCAGCAAATACTGAACTAGTTGCAAATATTAATATACTAATTAATACAAAATCTTCAATCTTTATTTTCATCTTCCTTCTCACTAAGTTGTTTTTGTCTTTCCCTATATTCAAGTACAACTTTTACTTTTTCCTGAAGCCTAATCATATCCTGATCAAGCATTCTAATTTGATCAATTAATCTAATTAAACCCATGTGCATTTCTTCTAGCTTAGGATTTAATTGTTCGTTAATATACTTCCATATAAAATATACGAAATAACCCATGGCAACAATAGCCACTGTGTTAAATCCATATTGTTGGATTAAATTTACCGGATTAAGTTCATCCATACTTAATCCCTTCTTACGTCGATCTTACCGTCTTCTACAAAATTTTCTGACCTAGCTATTCTATCTATAGGCGGAGTTAACTCAAGCGCGCTAGAAACTAGCATGTCAATCTTTATAATCTCGTTATTCATAGTTCTTGCACGCGTCTCTAAACCTTTAGTAAAAATCATAAGAGTATCTATTTGATCTAGAACACCAGATAACATTTGCTTAATAATAGTGAATATAAAGAAGCCAGATACCAACGCGCCTGCGATTGGCAATCCCACCTCGTCTATAATACTAAAGATTTCAGACATTAACTTCTATATGCAACATGAACTACTTTAAGACCTACACCACCTTCAAGTGTATGAGCAGGTTGCTTAATAATATGTTCAACAGCCCCAGCACCAACTGACATAGTTCCAACAACAGTGGATCCGTCTTTTTGTGTCATGAGGATTGGCGCATTAGTACTGTTAAATACTCTTACTAATGAAGCATTACCTACACTAGTTGCTGCTGTTAAGTCACTTTGACTTCCCAATAACTTAGTTTTCATATTTTTCTCCCATTTCTTCTATCGTTAAATGCCAGTCTGAGTATCTAAAAAATCCTTGTTTTTCATGACACCAATACCAACCCTTAGACGTTTGTTTTTCATTTGTGTGATAATATTTTACAGCGCCTCGAGTCTCGACATAAGTCTCTCTGCTCTGTTCGTTACTTGTTTGTACCATCTTGAATCTCTGCCTTCTACAGCAGCCTCCTTCCAATCACCACATTGCAGCGCTGCGTTGTGCTTTCTAAATTTACTTAAGCGCGTAAGTCCCATATTAAACATCATATTGGCTACAATTTGTCTTACTTCTTCTGGGTAATCTTCCCAGCCTTCATGCAGCTTTTTACAATCTTCAATAACTGTTTCTACATCCTTGGCAAAGCATTCATCGACTCTATCCTCTGCGACAGGAGTACCGACCGCCATCCCATGTTCTGGGTCTCCTTCAAGTACAAGGTGCCCAATACCGAATGTTGGATAACCAAGATGGTCATTATATATTTCATAAACTACTCCCTCATCAATCTTTAACGTTTCTTTTAATTGTTCTATATTCATTTCTTTTTCCTGTTCTCTCATCCACCAAATTGCCATTATAAACTCGCTTCCCAATCATTCCACCATTTTGTGTATTTTTCTTGGAATGCGATTTCATTATCATGGTTATGTGGATGGCTTTCGCCTTTAGCTAATGTTGTTTTATCAGCTTCAGGTATTTCATATGTAGCAGTTCTTGTTTCAACTAAATTGTCTTCACTCACTACCTCTACTTCAAAATCTTCAGTATTACCATCACCATCTATTACTTTACTTTGAGTTTCTATTGTAAAATTATTATAATCTTTAAATGTCCAAGTAATAGATGTTGATTCACCTGCTTCGTTTCTTGCTATTTCATACGTTGATGTTGTATATAAATTCATAATTACTCCTTAGAAACAGTTATTAGATGTTGCTTGAGATCTTACTTCTAATCTATATGATCCTAATGGTGTTTCTTGATAACCTGCTTTTTGCATATAACCATTTAATGTGACTATCATAGTACGCGAATTTGACGCATAACACTCTGCTGATGCAGTTGCAATAAATTCAGCTCCAATTGATTGATAATTGTTTACACTTTGATATGAATTATCAGATGCTGCGTATGTAGCAAAGCTACTAGTACCTGATGCATTACTTCCTCCAATACCACTTGATGACACTGACCAATCCATTTTAATAGCCGTAGCTCCGGTTTGATTAAATCTACCAACATTTACCCATGAACTACTACTTGTAAAAGTATTAGAATTACCTGAAGTATTCCACCAAGTTTTACTATCATAACCTGTTGTAAATGGTCTAGCTTGTATATAAACATAAGGATCTAGTCTGATCATTTTTATTTGTAATCTAACCTGGTGGGCCAATACGATAGCTGAGGTTTGATGATCAGAAAGATATATAGTATCGAGTCCGACGTTATTACGCATATAATGAGTAATAGAAAGAGGAACAGTATCTACTGCATTTCTAAATTCTCCAATCGAAATCTGTGAACCTGATGTAGTACTAATTCCATCTGATCCTGCGTATGTTGTATCCGGAGCTCCAATTCCTCTAATGTCAGAGTCATTTAGACTGGCTTCAGTTCCTGAAGTTCCACCGACTTCTACGTGAATTGCATTTAAACCTATGTTTGTTGTTGGCAATGGCATTACTTAATTATCTCCGTAATTAAATCCTCAAACTGTTCTATCTTCTCGACTCTATTTGGCCATAGAATATATTCCTTTTCAGGATTCTTTTTTAAATTTGATAATAGTGGGAGTATAGAGTTATAAAGCCTATTCAGCTTATCTTCTAATTCTTGTGATGTCGCTGCAGCAGTAGTTGCTTCAGTTTTTACAGATTGTACAGCTTCTAATTCGTTTTCATCGACAGCTGTAAAACCAAAATCAAAATTTAA